TACCCCCTAGGTCCTCTTTGGATCCACTTCCAAAAGAATGCCTAAAGGTTTTTCGTTGTTGTTGTTGTTCGACCTGTTGCGTGAGAGCAACGTCCCCAAGATTCCCAAAGAAACCCAAGGTACCCCCCTAGGACCCCCCCGGGTACCCTCAAGTTGATCCCACCCCCTTTATTCCCAAGGTAACCAAAAGGACCCCAAGGGTACCCAAGGTTGCACAAGTTTTACCCAAGTTTCACCTAAGTTTCTCCCTACATTGACCATTAATAGACCAGTAAGGGCTATGGGGGGTAGGGGGGCTTTAGATTCTAAAGATTAAAGACCTGAGGATTCTAAAGGACCCTAGGTTTTACTTAAGTCCCTATAGTTTATATATAGGTTATTAATAATGGTCTTATCTAAAGATTTACCCAGAGATAAAACCAAGGTACCCCAAGGGTATCCACAGTCACCCAAAGATACCCATGGCATTAGAATCCGCTACTTATATTAATGGTCTCGTACCTGCTAATCCCCTTGGCTCAGATGCCATTGCATTTGCAGATGACCACATCCGGCTCATTAAGTCGACCCTGAAGGCGACCTTCCCTAACGTCACGGGTCCTGTAAATCTGTCTCAGGACTTTATCAATACGATGATGCCCATTGGGGCGGTCATTATGTGGGTAGGGGCTACGGTCCCCTCAGGGTGGGCACTGTGTAATGGTCAGACGGTGGTCCGTAGTGATGGTGCAGGTAATATCACCACGCCCAATCTCCTTGACAGGCTTGTCGTAGGGGCAGGGAATTCGTATGGCCTTAATAACTCGGGCGGTAACGGGTTTATCGCCCTGTCGCAGTCCCAGATGCCCGTGCATAACCACAGCGCATCCACGGATAACCCAGGGGACCACTTCCACCGAGTCTTGGGTCCCACGTCTGGAGATGGCGATCACGCCCACGGCCTGAATAACCTTGGCTCGGTCCAGGCGGGTTCGGACAATGGTGGTGCCAACGTAAGCGTAAGTACCGGGTATTCCTCGGGACGCTTCCAGTCTCCCACTCAGAACGCAGGGGCACACACCCATAGCGTGGACATCGTGTCCCAAGGCGCTGGTAACCATACCCACACCGTTTCCATTGGGAATGCCGGGAGTGGCGCTTCCATTGACATTCGGAATCCGTACTACGCCCTCTACTACATCATGAAGGTGTAAATACAGATGCCTCTCGAATCAGCTAACTACATCAGCCAGCTTAACCCTGCGAATCCCAACAGTACCGACACGGTCTCTCAGGCTGACGATCACCTTCGGGTAATCAAGCAGGCCCTGAAGAACACCTTCCCGAACCTGGATGCCCCCGTCACGGTCACCCCTGCTCAATTGAACTCCCCGGTTCCCAAGGGAGTGATCTTGATGTGGTCTGGGGCCATCGTGGCTATCCCTGCCGGGTACCTACTGTGTGATGGTACCAATGGGACCCCTGACCTCCGCAATAGGTTCGTAGCGGGTGCGGGGTCCTCGTATGCGGTCAATGCCACTGGTGGTGCCTCAAGTACTGGTATGGCAGGGTCGCACACCCATACGATCAACGGTACCACTGAGGTCATCAATACGACTACCCAGAGCGCTGCGGCTGCCGTAGGGATCAATGCGATTACCGCAGTTACCCCTCAGTCCCATACGCATTCTGCGAATCTCGTGGGCGATCACCAACACTCGTCGCTCCCTCCGTACATGGCCTTGGCCTACATCATGAAGGTTTAATCAATGCCGACTCTCCCGCTTCGGAAGCTAGGGGGCGTGGGGGTCATCACTGATGCCAACCCGTACGACCTCCCGCCTAACGCTTTCTCTGCAGCCAACAATGTCATCTTCGATGAAGACCGGATTACTCGGGCGCCTGTATTCAAGCAGTTGTTCAATCCTATTCGCTCTGCACTTACGTATGACGCAGCCCCAGGATCCTACGACTCCAACACGAACCCCTATGATTCTGCAGATGGTGGTAGCTCCGCGACATCCCGCTTCATTGGTTCCTACTACCAAGTAGACCTTGGAGGGGTGCCGTTTGTCTGTGATCGTGATGGTACTGTCCGCGCATACCCCAACGGGAACCTCACGTTCCTAACGCCTTCGTCCTCAGTGTTCACCACGGATGCTGTGTGGTCCCATGCGCAGGTAGGGGCACTCTCGTTCCTGGTCCGTCAAGATACGGTCCCGTACGTCCGTAACATCCTCGCTGATGCCACCTATGTTCCCCTCGCGGGGGACTGGACTACCGGTGGGGTGGACTGTGCAGGAGTGGTCCGGTCATTTCTTGACTACGCGATCATGCTGAACATCCGCAAGGGTGTGGGTCATTACAACCCGCAGATGGTCAAGTGGTGCAACCCGCTTCAGTATGGCACGGCTTCCACGGGTGTCCTCTGGGACCCAGGCAACCCGAACTTCATCGCTGGTGAGAACGTGCTCTCTGAGATGCACTCAGGGATCCGCGATGGCCTCACCTTGGGGAACTCGTTCATCATCTATGGTCAGCTTCAGAACTGGCTCATGGAATACCGAGGGGACTCAGCGGTCTTTGGGTTCCGTAGGCTTCCCTTTGATGGCGGGATCGTCAACACGAACTGCGTGGTCGAAGTCGAGGGACAACACTTCGTCTTTGGTGAGAATGACATCTATCGCCATGATGGCATGTCCAAGACCTCCCTCGCGGATTCCCGGGTACGCCGAAGGATTTACAACACACTGGACCGTACCAGAACGTCCTTGTGCTTTGTGGTCCATGACTCGGTAGCTAACCTGATCCACTTCTGCTACCCGACCCTTCAGGACTCTGCTGCGTATGTAGGGGCTGCCTTCTGTAACCAGTCGGCAATCTACAACTACAAGACGGATACTTGGTCCTTCATGGATCTCCCGAATGTCATTGGTGGTTCAGAGGCGGATGCAGTACTGGTCGCCAACTCCTATCCCAATGAGACCGCAGGGTACCAACTCTACAACACGACCTACACCAGCTTCATTGGGCCTACGACTCCTCGGATCCCTTTGATGCTCTCGGTGGCCGATCAGAACGTAGGGATCACGGATAGCCGAGTGTTCGCAGTTGATCTACCGACCGCAGGGTTGGTTAATCTTCCGGCGCTCCCAGAGGTCCTTAAGCCTTCCTATGTGGAACGCGTAGGGGTCGACCTGGACGGCTCAGGTTTGCCTACGAGTCTCCGTGGTTACAAGCTGATACAGAGCATGGTTCCTCAGTGTTCATTTGAGGATTCCACGGGCGTCTTCAAGTTTGAAATTGGGTCCTCGGATCTCCCGACTGAGGCTGCGAACTACCGTTCCACACAGACGTACAGTCCCGCAACGGACTACAAACTGGACATGATGGTCGCAGGTCGTTACCTCGCCTACAAGGTGAGCACGGACTCGATCTCCAACTTCCAATTCTCCGGGATGGACTTTGACGTCAAGACCTTGAGCCGACGATGAACTACACGATCCCCTTAGAAAAATACGTACGCGCGAGCATCCCACAACTACCCCAGTCGCAGGCCCTCTTTCTCACTGAGGAACTGAAGAAACTGGAACGGACGCTCGCATCGATCACGGCTGCACTTGAGCAGATCGGCGTACACGTACCTTAATTAGAGAGTAACACCCCTATGATTAGCTACCAAGTTGAGAAGTGGAGTGAAGCCGTCGAAGAGATGCGCCCCCTGTGGGAGCAACACTACTCAGAGATCGCCTACGACCAAGCTGAAATCCCCTTCTTCCTCAACGAGGCCTTTTACCTTGCTGCTGAGACCTCAGGAATCCTCCTGTTTGTCACGGTGCGAGATAACGGGAAGCTCATAGGGTATAGCAAGAATCTACTCAGCCGTCACCCGCATCACGCGTCCTCCCTGTTTTGCTTCAACGACTCCTACTTCATCCTCCCCAAGTACCGCCAAGGTTGGCTTGGGGTTCACCTGTTCCGCTATGCCGAAGCTCGCATGCGTGAAGCAGGGGTGAAGAAGGTCGTCGTCAGCACTCAGGACAACCTGGACCGTGGTTCCGTCTTCAAGCGCCTGCGCTACCGGAAGAGTGGGGCTGTCTACACCAAGGTATTACTCTAATGTTCAAAGCAATCCTCAGGATGCTCGTGCCTTCCCTTGCTCCGGGGATTGGCCGTAAGTACGGCATTGATCCGATCACGGCAAGCCTCGGCTCCGCAGCGATTGGCGCAGTAGGGAGCATCTTTGGAGACAGTAGCTCGTCCCAAGGTGCCCAACAGCAGCAAGCGAACGTCAACTCCCCGTGGTCCCAAGCGCAGCCTTACATCACCCAAGGGTACGATAAGGCCCAAGGCTTCCTGAATGATGCCACCACGGGCGCCTACACAGGCCCGCGCGTAGCTGGTCTCAATCCGTACACCACTCAAGGCGCCAACAGTACCGCAGCGTTCGCAGGGAACCAAGGTCAGAACATCGCCAATGGTCTGTACGGCAGTGGTAGCTCGATGCTTGGCTTCGGTCAGCAGTTCGGCAATAACGCACAGTCGGTATTTGACCAAGCTGGTACGGACCAGACTCAGAATTTCCTGAATACGGCCAACCAGTACGCCAACAGCCCCTACGCTGACTCGATGATCGATGCAGCCTCTAGGGACACCGTGCGGAACCTGAATGAAAATACACTCCCTGCGTTGAATCTCGCGGCTACCGGCTCGGGTAACCTGAATTCCTCACGTACCGGGGTGGCCCAAGGTATCGCAGAGCGTGGTGCCTCGGACCGTCTCGCTGACATTTCCTCGAGCATCCGTAGCAACCTGTTCAACACAGGCCTCAGTACGGCTCAATCCCAGTACAACACACAGCAGGCCCTCCGCAGCAACGTCAACCAGCAACTTGGTACGGCGTATGGTCAAGGCGTGGGTTCCCTCACGGCTGCTCAACAGGCCAACGGCAACAACTTCGACCAACTCACTGGTGCTGGCAACATTTATCAGACCAACGACCAAGCGAACCTCGACGCCAACAAGGACCAGTACTACGAAGGTCAGAACACCAACCTCGACCTCCTCCAGAAGTACATGAAGATCATCAACGGTTCCTATGGTGGCACGGGTGTGGCAGGTCAAGTCTCCTCGCCGGTCTCCTCGGGTATCCAAGGTGCCCTCGGTGGTGCAGCGTCTGGTGCGGGCATTATCGGCAAGCTTGGCGGGTTCGGCAACTCGGGTACCACAGGTCTCGAAGGTGGTTACAACAACGTCACTGGCGATAACGCCTTCGATAACAAAGACCTCTACGGTTAAGGAAAACCATGGCAAATCAATTTAGCGTGGATGCTCAAGATCCCGGCTATGGTCAACTCCCCTCGTGGCTCAGTGAGGCGATGCAGAGCAAGGACGATGGGTACCCTAATGGGAACCCTGAGGCCCAAGGTGTCCCTTCGTACATCCTTCAGGCCCTTCGGAATCAGCCTGGGACCCTCTCGGCGTACATGGGGGGTGATCCGGGCCAACAAGGGCAACCTCAGGCACCTCAGGGTCCTATGGGTCAGGCTATGGTTCCTCAGGCACCTCAGGGTCCTATGGGGCAGCCTCAGGCTCCACAAGCTCCCCGTAAGGACATGAACTCGATCTACGACGGCCTGATCAATGGTGGTGCTGCGCTCCTCGGGGCTAGGAACCTGAAGGAAGGCCTAGGTGCTGGTGTTCAAGCCTTCAACCAAGGTTACGACGACCGCACGAACAAGGATCGGGAACTCAACCAGCCTAAGGTGACCCCTCTGGCTGATGGTGCCTTCACGCTCCTACAGTTCTCCAACGGGACTCAGAAGGTCGTCAAGAACTCTGAAGTCGCAGGCTACCTCAACCAACAAAAGATCGACGCAGCGAAGGCCAAGGGAGACGCAATTGTCCTCCAGGCTCAGGTGAACTCAGCGGTTGCCTCGGGCAAGAAGGCGGATGAAGCTTCCCTCACTCACGCAGGTGACGAAGCGCAGACCGCAGGGAACGTTAAGGAACTTCGCGACCTCGCTGGAGAGCTTGGCAAGACCGACACGGCCACTGGTCCCATCGTTGGTTCCCTGCCGAAGGGTGTCCGCGATGTCATTACCCCCGAGGGTGCCTCGCTTCAAGACCGTGCTGAACGCGTGGTCCAAGCAGGTCTCCGAGGTGTCCTTGGTTCTCAATACACCGAGAACGAAGGTAAGGCATTCATGGCTCGTGCGTACAACCCGCGTCTCTCTGAAGCTGAAAATGCTCGTCGCCTTTCGCAGGCTGCTGACGAGCTTGAACAACTGGCGAAGGACAAGGCAGGCGCTATCGAACACCTCAGAAGCAAGGGGACACTCGATGGTTTCAAGCCTAATACCTCAGCTTCCAGCGGTAACGCACCAGCAATCAACTCTCAAGCGGACTACGCCGCACTACCTTCGGGTTCCCTCTTTAGGGCGCCTGATGGTTCAACTAGAAGGAAACCGTAATGGCTGAATGGTGGGAAGCTGCTCCCAAAGCAAGCACGATTGATATTGCGTCAGATGCTGAAGGTGCTTCCCCCGCAGTCGCGGATCTTGCCCGCAGTGTCTATCATCAGGAGTCCACTGGTGGCAAAAACACCAAGACTTCCAATGCTGGCGCTGTGGGCGGGATGCAAATCCTTCCTGACACGTTCAACGAAGTCGCTGACAAGGGGTGGGACATCAACAACCCGGAGCACAACGCTCGGGCTGGTGTCCGGTACCTCAAGAAACTAAATGATCTGGCTGGTGGGGACCCTAAACTTACCGCTGTGGGCTACTACGGCGGCCCTGGAGCGATAGAAAAGGCCAAGAAGGGTATCGCAGTAAGCGACCCACGGAACCCGGAGGCCCCTAATACGCTGCAGTACGGCGATCAGGTGGCAGGAAGGGTCCAAGGTGGTAGTAATTGGTGGGAAGCGGCCCCTATTGAAGGACAGAATCCCGCTGCTCCTACGGTTTCCCCTACTAAAGCCCCTTCAGCCGCCAAGAAACCCGTAGCTCCTACGGATTCTGCTGCACCCAAGGCTGATGAACCGCATAGTTGGTTGCGTGAGGTCGATGATACGGTTCGGCATATCGCTGATACGGCTACCTTCGGTCTCGCTGACAAGTTCGCTGCCAAGATGGACGAACTGACAGGCCGCACCAAGGGAACCACGTACGACCAGAACCTCGCCAACGAGCGAAAGAAGGACGAAGACGCTTCCACGGGTGCAAAGGTCGTGGGAGGGCTCGCAGGCGCTGCCGTACCGGGCTTGGGCATCCTGAAGGCTGTGCAGGCTCCCGCTACGGCCTCTAGGGTCGTCCGGGGTCTCTATGGGGCGGGCGTAGGTGCTGCTGAAGGCGCTGCATCGGGCCTCGGTCACAACGATTCCGACAATCTGGTCGACAAGGTTAAGTCTGCAGGGGTCGGAGCGGGTGT